GGAAACGATTAAACATGATCAAATATTTGAGAATGAAATGCTCGCTACTCTTGAAGATAAAACATTAGACGGCCCAGGCTGTTCAAAGCATTGGGATATTGTACGTAAGAACTTGAATTGGTTCAGAGAACACAATGCTAAAGCCTACATGGTCTTACTAGACTAACAATCAATCAATCATAAGTTGTGGGGCGCCCTGCGGGCGCCCCGCTTCGCGGTCCAATGGATCCTAATGGGATCTCAATCACAGATTGTGGCGCGACCCCATCCCCCCTTTTATACATAAAGGGGTCCCACTACTCTAGGTTGTATTGCTTGATTTAGACAGTTAGACCTGGTAAAAACAATATGAACACTTTAAACAAGTGCAAAAAATTTTTTAAAAAATTTTTATGAATGTAAAAGAAATAGATATAAGTAAACTTCCTGCAGATGTAAGACGAACCTATAAGCAACTAAAAGTTCTTCACGCTGAAAAGAAAATACAAAACAAAGCTAGGAATGATTTCTTATCTTTTGTAAAATACATGTGGCCAGAATTTGTAGAAGGCTCACACCATAGACACATAGCAGAAAAATTTAATAAGTTAGCTACAGGTGAAATAAATAGATTAATAGTTAATATGCCTCCAAGACACACAAAGTCTGAGTTTGCATCTTTCCTTTTGCCATCGTGGATGGTGGGCCGTAATCCAAAACTTAAGATTATACAAACCACGCACAATTCAGAACTAGCCGTAAGGTTTGGTCGTAAGTCCAAACATCTTATTGACAGTGAAGATTATCAAAAAATTTTTAAAACAACTTTACAAGAAGATTCTAAAGCAGCGGGTCGTTGGGAAACATCACAAGGTGGTGAGTACTTTGCAGCGGGTGTTGGCGGAGCTATCACGGGCCGTGGTGCGGACTTATTGATTATTGATGACCCACACTCAGAGCAAGACGCATTGAGTCCTGACGCATTAGAACGAGCTTATGATTGGTATACATCAGGACCACGACAAAGACTTCAACCAGGGGGTAAGATTGTCTTGGTAATGACACGTTGGTCAACAAAAGATTTAACAGCAAAACTTATAGCGAACCAAAAAGAACCGAAGTCTGATCAGTGGCACGTGGTCGAGTTTCCGGCGCTCATGGACCACGGACCAGTGTGGCCAGAATATTGGAGCACGGACGAGTTAGAAAAAGTTAAAGCAACCCTGCCTGTTGGTAAATGGAACGCGCAGTGGATGCAACAACCTACATCAGAGGAAGGTGCTATCTTAAAACGAGAATGGTGGCAGAAGTATAACAAGGAAGATATTCCTCCGCTTCACCACGTTATACAATCTTACGATACAGCTTTTATGAAGAAGGAGTCGGCTGACTATTCTGCTATTACAACGTGGGGTATTTTTTATCCAGACCAAGATAGTCCAGCTAATTTATTATTACTTGATGCTATTAAAGGCAGATACGAGTTTCCAGAGCTTAGACGTCTAGCTTTACAGCAATATAAGTATTGGCAACCCGAATCAGTGATTGTAGAGGCCAAAGCATCAGGTCTACCTCTAACCTACGAGCTTAGACAAATGGATATACCTGTAATTAATTTTACGCCGTCGAAAGGAAATGATAAGCATGCAAGGGTAAATGCGGTTGCACCTTTGTTTGAAAGTGGTATGATATGGGCACCAGACCAGAAATTTGCGGACGAAGTTATCGAAGAGTGCGCAGCGTTTCCTAATGGAGATCATGACGACTTGGTAGATTCTACCACTCAAGCCATCATGCGCTTCAGACAAGGTGGACTAATTGGACACCCTGAAGACTACATAGATGAAAATAAACCGAAACGTACAAGGACGTATTATTAATGAGACAATTTTTTGAGGCCTTTGCCTATTTTATAGAAAGTGGTCTACCAGAGAAACTAGCTAAAGAGTTTGCTGAAAAGATTACAGGTGTTAAAGCACCTTCAGGTAAGATTAAAATACCTGATACAAAAACCACTGGCTCTATTAAATTACCTGAAAACACTAAGCCTGATGTTATCACAGCAAGTGATAACGTATCACCAGGTTATGCAGCGGGCGATACAAAATATAATGCAGATATCCTAGCAGAGGAACTTGCTAGAAAGAGAGGGTTTATAAAAGATGATGGTATTCAAGATTCTACAGACATGGATGGCGCAGAATATTCTAAGCTATATGATGAAGCGTATCAATATCTAACAGGGCTAAGAGCAAATGTTAAAACGGTTAAGAGAGCAGATATTCCAAAAAAACTACTTACAAAAAAAGAACGTGGTAATTTTAATTTTATTAATTCAAAAATGCCGGATCCTCAAAAATCTAATTTTGTATTAGATGGATTAGATGGCACAACAGAAGGTATGTACAATAGATTTAGACTAGAGAGAGATGCTATTGAACAAGGTATGGTCAAACAAATAAAAGAAGCACAAGCTAAAAATTTAGCTTTAGGTAGCAAAGATATGGACAATATTATTTATAATATGAAAATATTTAAAAACTTAGATGATAAAGTTAAATCATTAGGTGTTGAATTAAGTGATGCAGGTAAAGAACCTGAGAAACTTTATGACATGTTTAAAGCGGATATGAGTAAGCAACCAGCGACTACTCAATTGGCTGATTATATGAAAAGCGATATCTTTGACGATTTTAAAGATATTTTAGGAGAAATGGATGAAAGTGTGAAAAAAGTAGATGAACTTAAAACTTATCCTGATCCAAAAGATAGAGTAAAAAATTTATATCAAGGTAAAGGATATACAACGGGAAACGAAGCTATTAATAGAAGTTTGGCACGACAGTTTTTAGCCGATGAGATTGAAGCAGGAATTATATCAGTTAGACCTGCAATCTATAACGCTATGAGAGATGGTGGACATCCTTACATCGATGCTATAAAAATATTTAGACATCACTATGGCGACAATGCTTTTGATATATTAGGAAAGTATATTGATGAAAATGCTTTTAGCACTTCAGGTATAAGATATCCAGGCAGATTTGAATTTAGAAAAAGAGGTGTTGTACCTAAAAATAAAAATGCACCAGGCAATACATACTCGCACTACAATCTACCAGGAGAAATAGATCAAGAGATTGCAGATATAGATCTTGTTATTAAAACTATTGAAGCAGGCGACAATCCTTTCTTTAAAGGCGCAGAAGATATTAAAAATCAAAATATAAAAAGAGCTAATCTAGTTAAAATTAAAAATGAGATTGCACCTTCAGACAGTATAGACCTATCTGGATACACAAACAAATCTTTAAACGAGTTATCAGAAGAAGGTAATAAACTTCAGTCTGAACTAAGTCTAGTTGATCAAGATGGTAGTAGCACACTACCCTACCAAGAGTTTCAAGAAAAGTCTTTAAGACTAGACGAGATAAATAAAATTTTAGAAGAAGCACAAACAAAACCAGATGATTTCTTTGCAGATGATTCTGCTGAGATCTTACCATTTAACCTTAAAAAATCTGATGACGATCCAACTAAGTTTGCAAGAGGAGGTATTGTTGAAGTACTTATATAATCCAGCAACCGATGAGTTTGAATCGTTAACACCTACATTACGAGAAAGGTTTTCTTTAGGAAGTAAAGATCCAACACCAGAAACTAACACAGATGGAGAAGTTGCTGGAGCTTTAATGGATGCTTTTCCTAACTCATCTTTCTTAAAATATCAAAACGCAGTACAAGAAGGATTTCAAGGAACGTTTGAAGAATTTTTAAGAGACACCTCTGATAAAAGTGAATTGGATATGAAAGCTATTGAAGGACAAACTGCAGGCTCTTTACCACAAATGCTTATAGAAGGAGCCATCGAGTTAACCAAAAAATCAAAAAAAGCTAGAGACCCATCGCCTAGTAATATTACAGCTACAACAGGAAAAAAAATAAAGAAATTTAAAGATTTAGACGAAGGGGAACAAGAGTATGCCGACCTTCTTTTACAAAATTTTAAAAAGATTACAAAAAATCCTCAAACTAAAGATATAGTCCCTGAAAAATATAAAAACATAAAAGATATTAGAGAACTAGTTTCTGATAAAAAAGCATACAGTAAATTCATAACTGATCTAAGAGATATTCAATACAAAAAAATTACAGATGAAAAAGGTATAGACCTATATTCTAAACTACCTAAGACACAACAAAACAATGTGAAGTCTTTGCTTCTTGCTCGTAACAAAAGTGCCTCACTACCTAAAACAAATTTCATTAATATTGCCGGGGATGATTTTAATATTCCTAACAATATTGGAGTGCTTCCCAGTCAAATAAAAAATTTAGAAAAAGCATACCCTCTCTTAAAGAAGTTAGATAAAAACCCAACGGTAGATAATTTTTATAAAAATGTAACGGGTCAGAGCAAAGGGGGTAATGTATTTATTAATGACATACAAGCCTATCTATCCGGCGTTGATACAAGAACAAGACCCGTTTTTGATAAACCTATAGAGATGCAACTTTTAAAATCTTTAGATCTTGAAAATAAATTAAAACCGGAAACAATTAAAATCCTAACAGAACAAAAAGGACAAGCAGCTTCTAACAGATATAAACTATCAGGCATGTCTGAGAAGGCTAAGAAAATTAATTTAGACAATCCTGAAAGAGCCGCGTCTGTAAAAAGAATAGATGAGATCTATAAAGAAGATCCAAACATATCGTCAGATGAATTAGTAAATGAATATTACGGAAATAGTTTTGCAAAAGCATCAATAAAAGAACAGAAAAAAATGTTGGGTGAATTAAGAAACGATGTGGTAACTTATTATAAAATTATAAATCAAGCCAGAGTACCTGTAAAAGGAGTGAGATTACCTTCAGCAAACAAAAGAGCTGAGATATTAGACAGTATTGAGTTTCAAAAAGGTAAAGGTGGTTTTAATATATACGGCGGTTATATAAGAGACATACAAAATAAAATAGCAGAAAGTATTACTGGATATAATTCAGGCAGTAGAATTGTAACTCTATCAAAAAAATATTCAAAACAAGGAAACGTAGATCACAGTGTCGGTCTAGGGGCCGTGCATGAAGTAGCGCCTGGCTATGCAGAAGCTATACAGATTATAAAACCAAGTATCAATAAACAAAAAGGACGTGTGCTTGAAAGACCCCTTACCTCTATTTTAAATGATTTTTTTTCAAACACTAAAAACAAAGCACGTAAAATTGGTGACGAAACTTACAGCAATTTTGATGACAAGGTTGCAGCGTATAATAATTTATCAAAAGAGTTTGCTAATCAAAATGGTGTAGACACGGCAATAATAAAATTTAGTAAACCGGGAACAGGTCCGTCACCAAAAGAAACAGTAACTCATTTTACAGAATTTTCTAAAGGGGCACAAAAAAATATGATGGAGGTTTGGAACAACCATGGCCTTGTTATTTATACAAAATCTAAACCAATGAGATCAGAATCTTTTGCTAAAACATACAAAACAAATAAGAACATGGGTGGTATTATAGAGCCCATGGATAGAACAATGATGGCTATGGGTGGCCGTGTTGGTTTTCAAGACGGGACACCAGACCCTAGATTTGGTCAAATTTTATCTGCATTTGAAAATCCAGATCTTATTGACATGTTAGAAAAAGAAAACAAGCCTAGTCTTAAAGAAGAAATTTACGGTGATGATGGTGAACGAAATTTAATACAAACCTTTAATACTATGTTTGCAGATCCAAAAGCTATTCCATACTATGCACAAAAACTTGTAAGAGGTGCTGCTAACATTCCTGAATTTATTTTAAGTACACCCAAAGCTGGAGCTGCTTTTATAAAAGATTTAAAGACAAACGCAGGAATTACTAAAGGTGGAGTTGAAGAGATATTAGAAATTTTAGATCCATCAATTACAAGAGATATATTAAATGGTGAGTTTGGAAATTTAGTAGGTTTATCTGATCAAGCGATACAGGCATCAGAAGAAAAAAGATCGGGTCCACAAAAAACAACTGGAGGAATATTAGAATTAGCAGGCGAGCTACCTGGACCAGCAACACCCTTCTTTTTACTTGGGTATGCACCAAAACTTTTAAAAAAGCTTAGAGATATAGGTGTAACAGGAGCAGCCGTAGATAGAGTTAACAAAGAAATAGAAAATAAAGTTGCTCAACAAGGTGTTGATCAAACGAGAAGAGATTTAATTTTATCTATCGGTGCTGGTGCTGGAGTTGGTTTTCTTAAATATTTAGGATTAGATTTTTTAAGCAAAGCACCTAAAGCAATTGCAAAACAAGTTCCGGAAATGGTAACAACAGGTGGCACACCAAAATACTTCTTTGACTTTGTAAATTTAATTAAGAGCAAAGGAGACGATGTATCGGAAACAGCTTCAACTGTTGAGAGACAAAAAGTTTACGACTACAAAGGATATACACTGACTGAAGATGTAAGTTCCGGTGAAATAAAAATTTATAAAGATACCGAAGGCGGAGGAACTTATAGTACACCTGACGGAGACTTGGATACATACGATGGCATTATATATAAAGAAGAAATATCTTACACACCGAAAGAAACAGTATTAAATGATAAAGGTAAAGCTGTAGAGGTTCCCGACATATATGAAGAGAGCACATTAAAACCCGATATGGACGGCGACTTGTCAGATATTGACGGTGGATTAGAATCCATTGATGAAATACTTGATATCTTATCCCAAGGCGGTAAAAAATACAGTTTAGATGAATTAGGAGAAATGGGAATTAATCCAGCAGGAATTGGTCAAAGCAACTTAAAAAAAATTTTAAAAGACCCAACAGAAATTAATAATCTTAAAGGGGACGATATGTTTAAAGACACCCTAAACAAAATAAAATACAGATCAGAAAAAGCAGAGGGTGGTATTATATCGGGTGTAAAATCAGGACCCCCACCAAAATCTGGTAAGACACCACATGGGTTGCCTTATGTTGCAAAAAATGTTAGACCAATCAAGGAGCGTAATTAATGGCAGATATTGACAAGACTCTTTCGGAGTTAGGAACCTCTGTAAAAATAGATGGACCTGATCAAGAAGTAGAAATACAGAAACAAGAAGAAGCTAACAAACCACCTGTTGAAATAAACCCAACAGAAGATGGTGGTGTAGAATTAAACTTTGATCCAAGCAAAGTAAATATTGAAGGACAACCTAATCACTTTGATAACTTAGCAGAATTATTACCAGACGATATTTTAGAACCTATTGGTTTAGAATTATTTTCTAACTATACAGATTACAAATCTTCAAGAAAAGATTGGGAAAGATCTTATACAGAAGGTTTAGATCTTTTAGGATTTAAATACGAAAACAGAACAGAGCCTTTTCAAGGCGCTTCGGGTGCCACGCACCCTGTACTAGCAGAAGCCGTAACACAGTTTCAAGCTGGTGCTTACAAAGAATTATTACCCGCAGAAGGACCGATTAGAACACAGATTGTTGGTAACAGCGATCCACAAAAAGAGGCACAAGCACAAAGAGTAAGAGAGTACATGAACTACGAACTTATGGAAAAGATGCCAGAGTATGAACCAGAGTTTGACCAAATGTTATTTCACTTACCTCTTGCAGGATCCGCATTTAAAAAAGTTTATTATGATGACATCATGCAAAGAGCAGTATCTAAATTTGTACCTGCCGATGATTTAGTTGTACCTTATTCTGCTACATCTCTTGATGATGCAGAAGCAATTATGCACGTTATAAAAATGTCAGAAAATGATTTAAGAAAACAACAAGTAGGTGGTTTTTATTCTGATATCGAATTAGGTTCACCTGCTGTTTTTAAAAACGAAGTTGAGTCAAAAGAAAGAGAACTAGAAGGCACTAAAAAATCAGGTAGACCCGATCAAGTCTATACTTTGTTTGAGTGTCACGTTAATTTAGATTTAGAAGGTTTTGAAGATAAGGATGCGAACGGAGAACCTACAGGAATTAAGCTCCCTTATATTGTTACTGTAGACGAAGGTTCGCGAAAAGTTCTTTCTATTAGAAGGAATTTTAATCCTGATGATCCAAAAAAAGCTAGAGTCACTTACTTTGTCCACTTTAAATTTCTGCCAGGACTAGGATTCTACGGATTTGGATTGATCCATATGATTGGCGGATTGAGTCGAACGGCAACGGTCGCTCTCCGTCAATTGTTGGACGCAGGTACGCTATCAAACTTGCCAGCAGGATTTAAACAAAGAGGTGTAAGAGTTAGAGACGAAGCATCACCAATACAACCAGGTGAATTTAAAGATGTAGATGCACCGGGTGGTAATATTAGAGATTCATTTATGATGCTGCCTTACAAAGAACCATCACCAACGTTATTACAGTTGATGGGTATTGTAGTTCAAGCAGGACAAAGATTTGCGGCTATTGCAGATATGCAAGTAGGCGATGGTAATCAAGCTGCTGCAGTTGGAACTACAGTTGCACTTCTTGAAAGAGGTTCACGTGTTATGTCCGCTATTCACAAAAGATTATACACATCTATGAGATCTGAGTTTAGATTACTTGCAACTTTATTCAAAACATATTTACCACCAGTTTATCCTTTTGATGTTGTGGGTGGAAGAAGAGAAGTTAAACAACAAGACTTTGATGATAGAGTAGATATCTTACCAGTAGCAGATCCTAACATTTTTTCTATGTCACAAAGAATTACGATTGCACAAACAGAATTACAATTAGCTACATCTAATCCTAAGATCCATAATTTATATAATGCATACAGAAAAATGTATGAGGCACTTGGTATAAAAGATATAGATAAAATTTTACCACCTCCAGCACCTATTGCACCTAAAGATCCGGCGTTAGAACACATTGATGCATTAGGAATGAAACCATTTCAAGCGTTTAGAGGCCAAGATCACACAGCACACATGACAGCTCACTTAAATTTTATGGCAACAAACATGGTTAGAAACAATCCACCTGTTATGGCTGCGATTGAAAAGAATTGTTTAGAGCATATTAGCCTAATGGCTCAAGAACAAATAGAATTAGAGTTTGCAGACACTATTCAACAGATTCAACAGATGCAACAAATGGCACAACAGAACCCGCAGATACAAGCACAGCTTCAAAAAATAACCATGGACATGGAAGCAAGAAAAGCAGTCTTAATTTCTGAACTGATGGGTGATTTTATGGAAGAAGAAAAGAAAATTACATCACAATTTGACTCTGATCCTCTTTTAAAATTAAAATCAAGAGAGGTTGACCTTCGTGCAATGGAAAATGAACGTAAAAAAGACGAAGGAGAACAAAAAATGGACCTTGATAGAGCAAAATTACTTCAAGCAAGACAATTAAACGAAGATAAACTAGATCAAAACGAAAAATTAGCTAAATTAAGAGCAGGAGTAAGTCTTGCAAAGGCTGGAAATCAAGGTATAACTGCAATTAAGGTAGAAGATTAATAAAAGGAACAAAAATATGATGAATTATAAAAAATCAAAAGAGGTTAAGATTCCAGAACAGAATGTTGAGATAGATCCTAGATCTAAAACAACAGCTGATGGCGCTTTTAACTATATTCCTACTGGAGACAAGGAAAAAGTTAGAGGAACTAAGAGAATGTTAACTGAAAAGAAAAAAATAGCTACTTGGTACTAATATGGCTTGGTTTAGTCTAGCAAAAATTGCTTTACAAGCGGGAAGTAAAATTTATTCTAACCGCCAGAAGACAAAGATGGCTATGTCTGATGCACAATTGATGCATGCAGAGAAAATGGCCCGTGGTGAGGAGACTTACCAAGGTAAATTGCTAGAAGCGAGACAAAACGATTATAAGGACGAATTTGTGCTCGTTATAATTTCAG